GTGCAACAACAGGTGCAACAACAGGTGCAACAATAGGTTCAACAATAGTTTCAACAATATCAGGATGACTAATTATTTCATCTTGTTTAATAATTTCTGAATCTGAATGATGTGGATTGTCTGACCACATACTGTCATCACTTTCAATATCAGAACAAATGTGATCTTCACAATCATCAAATATTCTTTTGTTACAATCATAGCAATATGGAAAAGAAGGTGATGAGGTATTTGGCTTGATAAGATTAGTAAACCAATCTTTAATTTTGTCAATAATATCATCATCTTCTGATTCATATTGAGCAGGATCTATTACTTCATCTATTTCAAAATTATTATTGTCACAATTATAGTGTAGAATTACAATAGTTCTGCCAGTCTCAAGTATTTTATTGAAAATCAAGTCACATTCATCATATGGAATAACTAATTCAAAAACATTATATTGATTTGTTGATGATACTTTATGCAATTTCAATTTGAGTATATCAGAAACATATTGAAGCAGCGGTGAATCCCATATAATAGATGTGCTGTATGCCAAATAATTATAACTGTTGTCAATTAATGGAACAAATGTCATTCCATAATCACCTTTTAACTCTCTGTAACAATCTAGGTATTGAAGTAAAAATTGTGATGACATGTTTTATAGTAATGATATATTTAGTAATAGATAATAGTTATGATGTTTCTTTTGCAATTTTTTTATTTTGGCCAAATAAAAAAATTGATAGTATTTACATTTTACTGTATACTTTGTTGAAATGAATGATTTACTATTATGACAAGTGCAGCATTATCCATGATTATGCGGGAGGGACAACGGCGGAATCAACTTTTGGTACAAAAGCAAAAAGAATCAACAAAAGAAACATCCGTATTGAAATCAGAACCTAGTGCACAATCATATATATCTTATGAACATAGTTCAACCCCCAAATCTGGTTCAAATTTGCCAAAAATAATAATTGTTGCTGCCGGTGTTGCAATTGTACTATCTGCATACAAGTTTGGAAAAAAAGTGTTTTAGTTTATTCTTGGCAAAAATTGGGTTACTAAGCTTCCACCCAATAATGATAATGTATTTGCAATTTGTCCCAACATGACAGCAGTTGTTGTAGCTTGTCCAGTTATAAAACTTTCTTGAGAGAAAGTGCCATCTAATGGGGCAGTTAGTGTACCCAAATTAATATTTCCAATTCGAGCCAAATATTTAATATAGTTAGATGTATCTAGTGCCAAGTGATCATCTGGTGCACTATCTACAATTTGTTCCACAAATAATGTACCAACATTATTTTCATAACAAGTGCAATAATTCCTAATTGCTGGTCTATATGTTCCATCAAATAAATATGAATTATCTGTAGATGCCCCAATGGGTGCAGTAAATGTGACAGACGCTGTTTTATCTAAGGTGGACAAAATGGGATATGATAATGTAACTGGATTATTAGTGATTGGTGAAGAAACATAAACTGGAATACTTATGTCAGAATTTTGTGTGATGTTTCCACTGATCATAGTGTGAGTATCACCACATACCAGTGTAATATTATCCACTATTTTTTTGGCTGCAAATACAGCATCTAAAAATTCAGCAGATGCTGATGCACTAATTTCATTTTCATTGATGTCAGTAACAACTAGTTTCATAAATCTTGATAAAACTCCATTATTTTTCCTGGGAAGTGGAAAGATAGGACTTGCTATAATAATATTTGTTGTATCTAATAATTTTTGGACTTTGGCAAAATCAACAATGGCCTTTCTTTGATTAACAGTTGTTTCTATTGAATGTCCATTTCTAAATTCTGTACAAAATAATCCAACTGCCCCCCATTTAAAATTAAAATAATAATTTGATTGGGATGGAAAGGATTCATAAAACAATAAATTTCTTTGATAACTGTTAACAGCTGATTTTGCAATTTTGATAGCTCTACTGAATACATCTTTTGGATAATCTGATGCAATTTTACCATTTCCCCATGCTGAATAAATATCATGATTATCAGGTACCATCACAGTTGATACCCTTGGTAAAACTGAACCTATTGATGTACTGTTGTTAAACCAATTGGCATAATATAAATCTCTATATTTCTCCAGTGCCAATGTCTTTACACCTTTCCAACTCTTTTTGGGTGTAACTAAAAGTTCATTCATTGTTTGATAAAATATACCATCTGCATACACATTATCACCCATCATAACAACTAAATCAACATCAGAATCAGCAGCAATGTTACTCCATAAATCAGATCCCGCTGCCAAATCAGAATTATTGCAACTGACAAATGCAATTTTATGTGATGCTGTGACTTTTAAAGTAGCAATATTTGATACAATATCACCATTGTCCTGAACTAAATCAACACTATAAAATTCATCACTGAGGTCAAGACCTTCAATAATAGTTCTAATAGGTTTATTAGCTTTTGGTATAACAACAGAAACTTCTATTGGTTCTAAAATACTGCTATTAGGAGTGACTCTATACTTAATAGTACCAGTTTCGTCAAAAGATGCTAATATAATAGCTTTTCCATTTTCAATATCTATTTGTCCAACAATAGGACCAAAGTTAATTTGTGGCATTATAATATGTAATTTGAAATTTATTTTATTTCATGCTGTCTTTCCTCATCAATTCTTGTTCCTTGGTTGCAGCATTCAGCACTGCATTATATTCATGGTGTTTTTTCATGAATTCATTCAGTGCAAGTGTATCTTTTGGAAAACATAATCCTCCATAGCTAAGACTTCCATCAGGACCAGGAACATTTGTGTGCATTGGGTTAATCCATCCATTTTTTAACATGAGAGTTCTAATTGTATCATAATTGGCACCTATTGACTGTGTTGTCATAAAAAATTCATTGAACAATTGTATTTTGACTGCATAGAATGAATTACAGAAGATTTTCATGCATTCAGATTCTGTTGATGTACATTCACTGATGTCAGCTTTATACAAATCACAATATAAATTCTTAACCTTTGTATATTTTTCATCTGTACATAAACTTTTTCCTAACACAATGTGTTTTTGTTGGTGAAAATCCTCATATGCTGTTCTTGCAGTCAAAAATTCTGGATTATGAATAAAAGAAATTTCTGGATATTTGGTGGCAATTGTTTGTGTGAATGTGGGTTCAACTGTGGATTTAATAACTATGCATCCCCTGTATCCTTTCTCATATAATTCATTGACAACATGATTGGTGGGTGAATTATCATATGATTTCAAATTATCATCAAACAATGTGGGCAATGCAGTAAATATAATATCTGCACCAAGACAATCTTCAAGACTATTCACATTTTTATATTTATCATATCCAATCACTTTATACTTTTCTTCTAATCCATTTTCTGCTATTTTAATTTGAAAACTTTTATACATTGATCCTCCAACAAATCCCAGACCAATAATTGCAATGCTTATTTTTTCCATTAATAACTAACACATTGATAAATAAAATAATATTTCTCATCATTTTGATCTCTGAATTGCATAGGCTGCAATGACACAGAGTACTCCAAAGTAACCCAACTTGTATCGTGTCACGTGGTTTTTAACAACTGTAGTCCATGATTGTGATCTACATCTGTCCGCTAATTCAGCATACTCCTCTGGTGACATACGCGGGTACCATCTTTCTGACTCTGTTGATGGTGTATTTGGTGGTACAGTTGTATCATTTGGTGCAGAATCATCATCATCTCTTGATGCACTAAATGATGTATCTGATGACAGCTTTGGTCTGTCCATATCCTGAAGTGGTGCTTCAAATGATGCATAATAACGCAGAGAATCATCATCATCTCTTGATGCACTAAATGATGTATCTGATGTCAGCTTTGGTCCGTCCATATCCTGAAGTGGTGCTTCAAATGATACATAATAACGCGGAGAATTACTATTTTTTTTTTCTAGATCAATTTCCGATTCACCTGGCCTGACTGGTGATTGTAGAAATTTGCGTTGTGGGTGATCGTGATCGTATTGATATTTAGTATTCTGTGGGACATAATCAAACCCTTCATCTTTTGACATTATGGATTGGTTATTCACAATTTATTAATAAGGTAACACAATAAATTAAAAAATCAATTTTTACAATACTGAATGTATGACGTGTTCATATGTATTTCTGCAAATAATACATGTGCGATTTTGTGTCTTCCCCAAACATTTAAAACAAATCACCTGATGACCACATGGAATATAAATGACATCACATGATGATACTAAACAACATGTACATAATTGCTCATCATCTGACTTAATTTTTAAATTTGATAGTTCACTTAAAACTATTGTTTTGATTGGACCATCTGGCACATATTCTTCTTTATAAATATATGTATATCGCTTGTATTTAATTATTTTGTGGCACCTATTACATTCTCTTTTTGTTATGTCAGCAGCACACTCTGTACATTGATAATGATTACAATCTATTTGACAATAATGTGTTGGATTTATTTCATTTTCACAAGTTGCACATGATTCTGGACATTCAATGCTATCCAATTTAACATGGGATAAATATTCTTTAGTCATCTTATTACATTTAGTAATGTGAATATGGGGATTATGTTTGTACAGATGTTTTAAATATAAAATTGCACTCATAATAACATCATCTGAGTATTCTAATATATGACACCCAATGTCACTACAAATATGTTTAACATATTGGTTAATTGTTTTATAAATTAGTGTCCAATCATAATCATCACCAGAAACCATGCTTGCATAATAATTGGAATGCAGTAATGATAATAATAATGATTTAGCTACAATAGATTGACTATTATACAATTTAAAACATCTTCCTGTCAATCCCAATGAATACAATACTGAATGTGCTGCCAATTCATGATAAAATAATGGATTATGTATCCAAAGTAGAAAATCCATTGTATAGTGCTGACATTAGTATGAATACAGCACCAGTAAAATTTGTTAATCAATTTTTATTAAAATGAAACTGGCACAATTTTAAAAATTGATTATTTTTCAACTATCACACTAATTTAATACCATTGAATCATACATGTCATGCTTGTAGACATTAATCAATTAAAAGTTGGTAAAAAAGCAAGATTCTGGATTTATACTCTTTCCAAACAACACTGGACATATTTGTACGAAAAATTTGTTGCAAAGGAATTCTACATCTCATCATTCCACATGAGAAATATTATTAAGGGTGATGTCATTATATTTTGTCAAAAAGATCAACCTAGAGGATGTGCAACAGAAACTGGGTTTGTGGCTATTGGTATTGTTGATGCAAATATGACATTTAATGAAAAAAGAATAAAAATTTTTAAGGACAATAATATGAATAAACATTTTGCATCTATCAGTCATGTTTCTTCACTGCATCAATGTTATAAAATTATAAAAATAACAAAAGAATTAAGGCAATGTAAAGAATTCACATCAGAGGAATCATTCAGAAAAAAATATATTATTGAAACAACCAATTTTATACAACTGCCAGATAAACTAGGTCATGTACTATTTGAAGCACTTGTAAATATTTTTAATGCAGATAATAATTCAGGCACTGATTCAGGCACTGATTCTGATAAATCATCTAAAACTAAATCTGATAAATCATCCAAAACTAAATCTGATAATTCATCTAAAAGTGAATCTGATAAATCATCTAAAACTAATAAATCATCCAAAAATAAATCAGATGATACTTCAGATAGTGATTCAGATGATACTTCAGATAGTGATTCAGATAACACATCTGATAGTGATTCAGATAACACATCTGATAGTGATTCAGATAACACATCTGATAGTGATTCTGATAACACATCTGATAGTGATTCAGATAACACATCTGATAGTGATTCTGATGATTTTGTGACTGTGATTGGAAATATACCTGTTTTAATGATACCATGTCAAAAAATCAATTTAAAAGACAGTGGAAGTACAATGATAAAAAATTTTAAACAACATTATGGTAAATGTCAAAAATGTGATATCTACAATAATAATCAATTTGAACTTTTGAATGAACTTGATAAAAGGAATATTGAATTTGAAAAGTTAGATGATTGTTGTGATCTGGATGATATTTATGATAAATATATCAACTTAAATCAATATGTTTTTGAATTTGAAAAGAAAGTTGATATGATACCAATAAAACTAGTTCTAGTGAATGATCCTGACAACACATATTATAAATGTTTTTTTGTTGTATCATAGCATGAAAAATTGATAAAATTATTCTATTTACATTTATATTGTACTTATTAAGAACATTACACCATGTCCAAAACCAAGAAATTTACATTTAATCTGGATAATAATGAAGAACAGCCAGTATCAGCAGGTGGTGTACTATTTTATAGAAAATCAAAAAAATCAATTGATTTACTATTAGTGAGTAGTAGGGGGATGTTTGAAGATTTAGGTGGTAGAGTTGATGCTGCTGATAAAACTATTTTTGAAACAGTTAGTCGTGAGGTTAAAGAGGAAAGTAATGAGCAATTTTCCAAAAGTGATATTTTAAAAAGAGTAAAAGCATGTGATAATTATATATACATGGCAAGATCAAAATATGTGGTTTATATTTTACCTGCCACTGATGAAGAGGCAAAATTAGAATCAAGTGCATTTGGTGACAGGGAAATCCATGATGATATTGCTAGAACTATCAAATGGATACCTCTTAAAAAATTTCTGCAAAAAGAAGTTATTGAACATAAATTAAATTGGAGATTAAAAAGTAAACAGTTATTTGATAAACTCAAGCAAATTGAAAATCGAATTTTGAGTTGCAAGAGTGTTTTTTCATCATCTGAAGATTCTAATGGTGGCAAAGAATAATTATTTTATTATACTATACAAATGCTTACAATAAGTGATATATTAACATGTATCAATAATATGTCCAAGCAGACAATTATTCAATTTAATACACAATGCAGAAATGGTACTATAAAGCATAACAATTGCAATTTCTTGTTCTTGGGAAAAGGTGGTGAGGGATGTGTTTATAAAGTTGGTAATTATGCAGTTAAATTTTATAAATCATCAAATGACAAGAATCAAAGCAATGAACTTGTATCAATGATGCATTGCACAAAACTATTTGAAAAAAATGTCACCAATCAATTAATGAAATTAGAAGGACATACAGTTGTTCATAATTATACAGTCATTATTATGAAATTAATCAGTGGTAGTTTAGAGGATTGGATATTGCAGTCACATAGTGAACAAGAATGGTATAAAATGATTTTCCAGGTTACATATGGTGTATTATGTTTGCAAAAATGTTTAAAAATGTTCCATTCTGATCTGAAACCAAAAAACATTTTATTTAAAACACTTGATACACCTATTACCATTAATTTCAAAGTTCAAAATGAATTGGACATAACATTTGAAACAAATACAGAATTTTATCTAGCTGATTTTGGTCATGCACAATCATTATTATTCAAAAAAAATAAACTATCAAATAGTAATATTGAAAATGCACTTGAAAATAATACCGACTTGGAACATCTATCTGAATTTAATAAAAGACTCATTGTATCAATATTATTAGAAAACTATTCAATAGAACAAATTATTTCACTGGCAAAAGATGACCCAAATGTAACATCATATATTAAAAATGAAAGAAATAAGCTGACAGAAAAATTTAAAAATTTTCCACCACATGTTTTAAATAATATGATCAAACGGAGCATATCTTATTATGTTTATGAAAAAGGTTATGTTTTAACTGATTCACTTGATCAAACTAAAATTAAACTCCCCCCAGACATAATAGCACAGTTTCTGCCAACATTAAATACCAAAATAAATATTATTGAGTTGTTAAAGAAAATCATGGAGCATATTGATAAATCAAAAGCAGTACCAAAACATAAATATTGTCTCACTATGTTATTATAATGTCTCACATCATAAAATGTCTCAAACATATGCCTATTGACATATTTAATAATTTACTTCATAATGAAAATTTATTAAAATATCAAAATTTGGACTTTGTCTATATCAACAAAGGTTCAGAAGGTTATGTGTATTCTGTGGAAAAATATGCTTTAAAAGTGTATACAAAACCAATTGCTGAAAGAGGGATTGTGGGAAGAAGAGAATTAGATGCAATGACATTATGCAAGAAATTAGTTGATGACAATGTAACAATTCATGTCTTGAGCATGGTAGATTTTGCCATCATTCATGGACATTTAGTCATTCTGATGGAATTGGTTGATGGCAGTGTGGAAGATTGGGTCCTTGAAAAACACAATGATCAGGAATGGTACAAAATGATTTTTCAAATTATGTATGGAATTATGTGTTTGCAGGAATGTCTAAAAATGTATCATTATGATTTGAAACCTAAGAACATTTTATTTAAAAAACTCAATAAAACAACAACACTAAAATTTATTATCAGTGATATACTAAATATTACATTTGAAACCGATACTATCTTTTATATTGCTGATTTTGGTCATGCACAATCATTATTATTTAAATCAAATGAAATATCTAATGATGCAATTAAATTAGCTATCATTAACAATGCAGACTTGGAACATTTGATCAATCTCAACAGAAAACTTATTATACGCACCATTGACAATAATTATTCAACAGATGAACTGATTAACATTGGCAAACACAATAAACAAATGATGGATTATGTTAATTCCAATCTTCAGCGTCTTAAAAAAATACAAAAAAAAATGAAGTTAGCTGAATTTAAATATCAGTTCTTAGTCAAAATAGGAATCATAAACTACATTATTGACCACAAAATAATAAATACAGATGATATTCAAAAAAATAAACAAAAACACTTTAATCTTTATTTTCCATCAGATACAATATCTATAACACTTTCTAATTTAGGCATTAAGGATTCACTTACTAATTTAATAAAACAAGTGGATAAACATATTGAACAAACTAAAAATACTCCAGATATTACACAATGTTTAAAACTGTCAAGCTAGACACTTTGTCTGAACATATGACATATTTTTATCAAGACCTAACCATAATTGTTCACTGTTATTACATTGGTCATATACATATTGTTGATAAAATGATGAATACAATGTTTCAACTAATTGTACATAGTCAAGAGTTGTATTTATTTGCAAGCATGATCCATGTTTAAAAAATTCATGTTCAAAAAGAATCACTTTTTCATTTGTATCACATGTGCCATCAGCAGTTGAATTGAACCAACATGTTTTTATAAAATCATCAAACTCATTTGGATATTCATATGTTAATCTTTGATATGAACAACATGTTGGATAACCACATGATTGACATTCATCACATTCATTTGGCCATAACCCGTGAATTTTATATCTTGACACATCAGTATCATATAAAAATGTAAAATAGTAATTTAATACAGTACATGTTGATGGACTATATTGTTCGTCAACATGTAAATTATTTTGTTTTTGTAGATAGGCTGTAATTGCAATCAGTGCCATAGCCAGTTTTAATTTAAGATTTGATAATTTCATGTCTATTTATTATAAATATCATTAAGTATATGCACATGTTGAACATATTTCAGTTTTTTAATTTAAATAATTGTTTCTGCAGCAGTTTTAATGGTACTTAATGTAGGTTTTGTATCTGTTGATCTAAACATATGTTTCATAAGGTCTTTTACAAAAAATCTATCTTCTATCAAAATAATGTCATCTATAATTTCCATTGATTTGCTTGTTTCCTCTATTTTGCTAAATTTATATAAGTTTCCAGTATCAATTTCTCTCAAATCCCACTGTTGATGTGTAAACCATAAGTGAATAAAAAAGTTTGCAGTGTTCATAGTTTTTTCTTTGTGTTTTTTACTGGCAGCATCCGACAATTTTATTTTATTTATTTCACTTGTGAATTTTTCTCTGATATACCTAATATTATCTGTATCAATTAAATACATATCATCATCATCATTAATTGCCATAATATCATCCACAAATCGACCAAATATATTGATTTCATCTATATGTTTTTCAGCTAAATAGGTATACATTTGTAAAGATCTATGACGTGGTCTTAATGGGAATCTCCGCTTTCTATCATATCTTGCATCATTTTGTGCAGTTTTTAAGACCTGCAAAAATATTAAAGACACATAGCACATAATAAAACAATATCCTCTAATGTCAGCAATTATATTTTCATCATAGTCTTTTCCCTTAGTAGTTCTGTATATCACATATTCTGTGATCAATTTATCTACATAATTTTTGCTTTCAGTTATAGTATGATATAAGACCTTATGACTTTTTGAAAGATACTCAAATACTGTTATAATATTTGGCAACTTTACTCCAAAAGTCATTTGTGGAATCCATCTGGACTCATTTATTGATGATATTTCAGAATCCGGTATGTAATAATATTTTATATCGGGTGTTGAAAATGGTGTAATGATTTTTAGATTTGATTCTATTATTTTTTCCTCTATTATTTTTTCATCTTCAACTGCTGTCACATAAAATACTCCATTATCAATTACCATATTGCTGCTAAAATGTTGTTGCAAAAACTGTATGCATTTATTCAATGTTATCAGTATCACATTTTCAGATTTCTTTACATCAAAAAATGTAAAATGATATTCAACATGTGTATTATACAATTTAACCTTATATTTGCCATCATCTACTTTATTTTTTATTTCATAATTAGTTTCATCTAATTGATATATCTCATCTCTACCATTTCTAATACAAAATAATAAATCAATGCCATCATTTCTTAATTTCTGCAAAATATTCTCGGATTGTTCTTCACATTTTCTAATCATATTTGAATGACTAGTTAATCCTACTTTTTTATTTGCAAGAGTATCTCCTGTCAACTTTATTTCTAAATGATAATCATCTAACTTTTCACTTAATATTTCAACATGATCATCATCAATGTAACTATA